CCATTCAACTACCACAAACTCCACCTTTAGTGAGATCACAAATATCCATCACTTCATTGGTAATATCAGCAACCAAATCAGGTGATTTTAACTTCCCGCGATAATGTAATGTAACGCCCATGTCTTAATTTTTTTTACAAAGTAATTTGCAAAATTCGATTAATACAAAAAGAAAAATTCGATTAATACAAAAAAAGGTGAGCAATAATGCTCACCTAATAGGTTTTTAGAATGGCGTTTAGATACCTCATAAAAGTTAGCTACAAAGCCATCTAAATCATTAATAACTTCAATTTCGGAAGGCGGCTTTGCCCAAAAAACCGCACCTCCACCTAAGAAGCACTCTACGTATTTCTTGTGTGGAGGGATAATTGGTAAAATTCTAGGCAGTAATAATTGTTTCCCTCCCCAATAAGACACGGGAGGTCTAAGATAAATCTTTACCTCGGGCGATTTTGCTTTTTCATAAATAGGTTTTTAGAACAATAAAATAAACATTAATATAAACAAAACTGTACAGTATCTAAATAAACTCTTTCAACAACACTATTTACGTCCGTCCACGCAACGACAATACCATCGTTACGAACTTTCAAATAAGCTGGATAATAAGTGCCAGCATCTTCGACTATAGCTGCATAATGGCAATCATGGGGCGGTCGCCAGCCTGTTGGCAACGATGCAACTAGTGTGAAATTACTAATATTTGCATTGACTTGTATAGCTCCTTGTAACTTTACTATATTACCTTGTCGTGTAGCTTTCAAATTTACAGCTGTACCTTGTAGCGTAGAAACCGATTGTTGATTCAGCCTAGTAGCCAATATTGACTCTATGGACTGATTAACACGATTAACATTGGACAAATCAACTCCGTTTTGCGAATATTCTTGAACAAGAATAGTGCGTACTTCGTGTATTTGACGCGTCTTATTGTCTAGGAACGTAACCGTTCCTGACGCTGGATATTGCGTTTCGATAAGGGCTTCTAAATAAGCGCCTTGCGAAACAGCGACTGATTGAAAAGGACAATAAATAACCTCATAGCCGTATGACATCCAACCTTCTGAGACTTCATACACATCTCCTTGCGGAGTAGATGAAATTAAGGTAATTTCCATGCCCGACAAAATCAAATACCCATCTGGCGTTAGGCTTGACAACAAGCCTTTGAAGGCTTCTAAATTAGCAGACTGCAAAAAGTCAAACTCGTCATTTCCTATTGGATAACCACCTGTAAATAATTTTATTTTATTCATTAATAAGTTTTTATGAGGTAATGCTTACCTGCGATTTTATAAAAATTGACTAATCCTCTTATCAGACTTTCTACTTGATTATTATGCAAATTAACAGGTACATATATTATAAAATGAGGTACAATGTTAAATTCTTGCCTATAAAACAATGCGGAAATTTCTGTATGTGGTTCGTTTCTATAGTAAACTGATGCGCTAATTTGATTTTCAACTCTATAAAAAGAAACGGCAATATCCTGATTATTAATAAGCGGGTCGTCTATGTATATGCCGCGACCAACTGCATCAAATCTATCATTGAGTAGATGTTCAAGGTAAATTTGCTGCCCCGTAAATGACAACACATAACGTTTGTTATATGCCCAATTTCTAAACCGTTGATTTAAAGAATCCATGGGCGCAAAAATGGTTGCTAACCATGAATTTTGTTTGGCTTTTCTTATTTTAATAGGAATCAAACTAGAAAAATTACTATTAAAATCAATTTTCAAATTTATCATACCGCTACATAATTTATAGTATCAGATAATGTATTGCCCGCAGAATCATCTATTTTATAATAACCAAAATTAGGCACGTGAAACATTTGAATATCTTGGTAGTTGGCATTCTGAGCTATTTTTACCTGCACAAAACCCGACTGCATCCCAATATCCGTAACGCCTTCTACTGCCTGTATTGCATCAATCAGATGGATAATTTTAAATACTCCGTCAAATGGGAGATTTGAAATGTAAGCATTAATCGCTGCTTCTACGTTAGATTGCACAATAGATTGCGGCAGAATAGCATCGTAAATGACATCTAGCGCGATACGTAAAATATCGCCATTGCCTGTTATTACCTGTATTAGCGTTCCCGCAAAACGAATTTTTTTGACATAATTTTCAGCTGCCGCAACTTCCAAAGGGGATAATGCAATTGGCAAATTATCAAATTTTGCTACTTTAATAATCAACAACCCGTTGGCACTTTCAGTAACCGAACAACGTTTTATAATCTTTGCCGCATCGTCATTTTGAGCATACTCATAACGACCGTTCAGAGGGTTGTACTGCAATAAATATCCATGTTGAAACAAAAACATCTGTTCCTGATACCAACGTGATGTACCCCAAATTCCACTCGAAATTTTAGCGTCAATTTCCGCTGCGAAAATATCAAAAAGTTTTTCATGTACATGAATTGCAACAGCCACAATATAAACCCAAAGCCGCCATATGGCAACTTTTGAACTACTATCTAAATCTTTCGACAACTGTTGTGTTGTATCATTTTGAGGGGTCAAATTTTGCATATAAATTTGACCATCTTTATATGCGATAATCTCCGCATAAATTTCATTAATTGTACGTGCCATTTTATTTGTATTTGCCTTCGAGTTCTAACTTTTGACGATAGCCCTGAACACCAAAAGTGCGATTAACTTTTTTTACCAAATATGTTCCTTCTCTTTCGGGATAGCTTGGGTCATACAGCGTGACCAAATCGCCATGATGAACCATCGGGAAGCCAAAAACCGTTAAACTGCCCCTATACCCTGTATATTTCAAGCGGTCAAGATGCTCGTTTAAAGACTTCACAACTGCTGATTTACTGGTATTTGGAGGGTAATTAAACGTTCGCACTTCACCATCATCATCCCCAACCTTCACCTTTTCGTCCTTTCCCTTATCTGCTTTTATGATGCCTTCGAGTTGTATTTTTACATCGTCTTTAACTTTAAAAACCAAATCATCATCTACTCTATCCGCTTCAAAATTAAATCGGTGCGTTTTTTGAAGTTTAGCAACAATCGCCAAACCTGCATAATAAACGCCATCGCGGAAAAAGCCTTTCACCAAATATTTCTCTTTCAAATATTCAATAACTTTGGCTGGAGTAGCCTTCGATACTCGAAAACTACCTAACAATCTATCAGCAGCTATTTCATATTTCACAATACCACCCAGCAAGTCTTTTAACAACGCTGACAGCTTGACGCTCTTATACGTTTTAACAAACTCGCCACGTTTTAACAACCAAAAATCATCTTCGCAAGTTAGCTCCGTTGGCATCTTTGCCGATATATCGGTAATATAGCCTCGGTAAACTTCATGGTTATTTCCATCGTAACCAATAGAGATAAGCACTTTTTCGCCGCGCTTTAACAATGGCGATAAGCCGCTAACTAAGGGCTTGCCTTCCCATTCCAATTTGCGTGGAATGATAATTTTACAAGTATCCGTTGGATTTTCCCAACTACTTTCAATTTCTAAACTGTTTATTCCTTTAAAAGAAAAACCGCCTATTACTATGTCACAAGTTAGCATTACCATATTACTACAATTTTTGAATTAAATAATCTGGTGTATCGCTGATGCAGTTGATTTCAAAAAACTGAACATTGGTAAAGCCTTCGGATTGGCTAAACCTATAATCCGTCACAACGATTTGGTAAATATCAAAAATTCGCAAATAGTCACTAATAATTGACAAGGCGGCTGGTTGCTTCAAAATCGTAAGCAAATCCCGAACAGCACCAGTTGGATAAGCCGAACTTTGCGGGGTCGTAATCGCTCCTTTTATATTAATGACATAATCGCCATCGCTCACATACTCCTTAATGGTCCCGTTGCGACCCTGTACGGCAGTTGTGACAATATTTTTTGTTTGGCTTACATCAATCAGCACCGTATCTAATTGTAGCGGGTCGGCATTGACACGCTCGAATCGCAAATCCGCAAAAATGGGTGTCCCCATCCAGCTAAGTAAATTAGAATCTTTTGACCCGCCGTGCAAATGCGCCGCTACATCTGCCGTTTCAACAGCATAACTAACATTCGGCGCAGTCAAACCGTCGCCTTCATAGGAAGAAAAATTGACTTCGCCCTGCTCAAGCTCGCGGCTCAACAATGCCTGACCTGCGCTATATTGCAAAATCCGAACTGCTTGTAATCCAAAGCCAGCAACAACAATATTAAAATTAGCCATTTTTATCCCCTTCTTTTTTAGGTGGCAACAAATCCCCTAGGCTTGGCAGCTTCGCAACCAACCGCGCCCAAATATCTACGCCAGTGACCTGAGAAATATTCTCAAAATTACTTTTCAACTCCGTGCTGGCAATTAAACCAGTAACAATATACGGAATGCTCCAATCCACCACAAACACCGCTTCGGTTGCTTTTGAAAGCAATATAGCAACGAAATAAAGCGCGATTTTTTCTACGCTTCGCCGCAAACCTCTACTATGTATCGTTTCCTTCCGATGCACCGCAGCGCGTGTCCCAGTGAACAAATCCATTACGACCAGCACAATCACAAAAGTTAAAAAGGGGGCAATAGGCGTAACAAAGGCTAAGAACCATGACGCAAAAGCCGTGCAAAGCCAGCTTAAAATTTTCAAAATACCTGTCATCATATTTTTAATATCCATAATTTACTTGATTAACTGCATCCATCAGTAAGCGTTCAAAAAATTGTTTAATTTGTCCTTCGCTTTCATGAATATTCGTTGTCATTACATTAATACCGCCTTCGCTCAGTTTTTGGATATTAATATACACATTCGTCATTTTGCCCTTATCGCCCGAAATCGTATCAAGACCGCCCTGTACCGCGCCTTTGCCGCCACTCGTAGTACCGCCATTCGCTAACTTTTTTGCAGCATCCTGAGTAACGGCAGTTGTCATAACACCCGCAGGAACATTTGACAACATCGTGTCAAAATGGAACAAATCAGCAAACCACCCAACAATTGGCTGTATAAAAGTATTCCACAACCAATCCTTTGTAGCTTGAAAAGCATTTTTAAAACCAGGGAATATTTTATCATAAATACTAACAAACATATCCGTCAGCCATGATACTTTTTCGCCTATCCAATTAAAAGTTCCAGCAATAGCATTTCCAACACTGGTGAACTTATCAATTATATCAACAATTAAATTAACCAGCAACTGCCCTACCCATATCAGCAAATCAAATGTAGCTTTTAACACAGGAAGCAAAACTACGCCTACAACATTAGCAATCCAACCAACAGCACTAGACATCTTTTTAGAATTAGCTTCATTTTTCACGTAGTACGCTCCCATACTATCAAACACATATTTAAACAAGTTCCAAATACCAATTAAAGTAGGTTTAAACTGCTCATACATAGGCACAAAAAGCCCTACGATGTATTGACCCATGCCTTTAATATTTTCCACCCAACCGCCTAATGTTTCTTTATTATCGCGCAACCACTTCCCCATATCCGCTAAAAAATTAGTAATTGGCGGCAACACATCATTCATCAAAGGCGCAAAAGCACTGACCGCATAATACTCAAATAGCTGAAAATTATTTTTCATAATCGTCATTGACCCCTCCAAAGTGCCTGCCATTTTCTTAGACAATCCCTTTGCCGCTGGTGTATCACCTAGCTTTAAGAGATAGTCCATAATTTCCGCTTGCGAACCTTTTACCTTTGTGGCTATATTATTATAGGTAAATACAACATTCGCGCCTTGCTTTTGAACACTAACGCCAAATTCTTTCATACGTTCCGCTTCGCCGCTTTGCATATCCAATATCGCTTCCACGTACTGATTAATTGGCTTTTTAGAAAGCAAAGCAAAATTGGTGAGCCGTTCCAAGTTGTCCATCGTTGGCACAATGCCACGATTGACGAGCGAAGTAAAGCTATCCTGCACTTGTAAAATAGGCTGCCCCATTTCATTGGCAAATTTTGCCAAATCTTGCATCGCCTTTCCAGCTCCTTGCTGCCCTAGTTGGGCTTCCAAAACTACGGCTGTTTTCGTAAATTCATTAAAAACCGCGATGGGTTCTGAAAGCATCGCTGCGCCTGATTGCAATAATTGAACCCCTGCGTTCAACTTTACCAATCCTGCGCCAATGCCAGAAAAGCCCTGCATCTGCTTCCCTTGTTTCTGTATTCGCTCCAACGTTCGCCCATATTCCTGAGCGCGTTGTTGCGTGCGCGCAAATTGCATCCCCACACCATTAATGATACTGGAAACATTATCTACGATATTAAATTGAAAATTATACGCTGACATACTTGATAAAAATTAAAAAGCCCGTTCCGTTTGATAGGAACGGGCAAAAGGCGCGTGGTGAAAAAGTAATTTCCTAAGCCGCTACAACGACTGTTTGTTGTTCCTGAGCTTGTTGCTTTGCGTTAAAATACGCCTTCCAACGCTCGCCAACCGACAACAAACTGAACAACGCAGCGACACTATCTTCAATGAGCAATTCAAGCTCATGGTCTGCTAAGTCGAATCTTTCGCGCAAATGCTCAATCAAGCGTGGCATTTCTGCACGCACATCCGCAATGGCGATTCCGTTCAAACCTGTAAAGGCGCGTTTGCCCGACATTACTAGCGAAGGCAAAATGAGTGCGTCCTTAAAATCTACCTTATCGTCTTCGCGGACTTTGGCAATGCTCTGTTGCAGGTCAATAGCAAAATCTACGACCTCCGCAATCTCTTGAAACTTATTCGTATTCATTACAATGAATTTTATTGATTAAAAATTGTAAACGTTTTTTGTAATTGACCCATCATCCAAGTACATTCTTGAACTCGGTTTGTCCACTCATCGTCACCCATCGCGTCAGGGTCTAGGCGCAATAATGTTCGTATCATCGTATCGCCTTTGCGAAAATCGCTGATTTGCTCCGATGAGTCTATAATTTTTTTGTTTCTTCGGCTTTCGTTTGCAGCTTTTCTTGAATATTGCGCGAAAGCGACAACAATACATCCGACTCGGTTAAGGCAACCGTAATATCGCCCATAAGCGTACAGTTTTTAACCAAAAACTCAACAGCTCTATCAATATCTTTCACGACCATTGTCGTAAACGCAGCCGTCACTTTTCGGTCGGGCGCACGATAGACATAATACAATTGCTTGTCCGATTGACTATGAATTGCCAAGTCGTGAATCGAATCTTTGCCAAATTCTTTTTTCCATGCCGCCAATTGCTCAGGCGTGAAGGGCGGCGACATAACTAAATTTTCTACCATTGTCTTTTTTATTAAATAGGTGTGATTAAAATTATTGTCTTGTGATATGACTCACCAAAAGCGGCAATTCCACCTCCGTTGTCATATCGCCAGTTTTGGTATCGCGGCTATTTTCCATGAAGCGACAATTATGAACAATGTGCGTAACCAACACATTGCCTTCATTCACCCAACTAACCGACATATCAAATTCTTTAATATCTTGCAAACGACCCGTGTCAGATGCCGCTTGCAAGGCTTCCACTTCCACCATTTCCAAAGTGATAGATGCTTCGCACTTTACTTGCCCATACCCACGGCTCACAGGAAATTTTCCTGCGCCATAATTATTTTGCATATCTTGCTTATCCGAAAATTTGACCGCCGTTACGCCGACCACATCGCGCCCTAATACATTCAGCACAACTTGCGAAAAGCTGTAAGCCTGACCATTAATAAGAGGTGTTGCCATTTTTTTGTATTTTTGTTGTGAAAAAAAAATTACCTAACAATGTATTGACCAACAATGCTTAGATACTGCCCCTGCCCCACTCCGGATGGCAGCGGATTAACAAATACATCCAGCTTATCCGTAGTCGTGTTTGGATGTGCAGACGCGATTCCTCCGCCATCCACTGTCGCGGTCGCGGTTAATTCATAAATGCTTTGCAAATCCGACGGAACGGGCAAACTAAATGTAATTCCAGAGTTTCCAGCCGTTGGCGTAAAAATAGCTTTGATAGAAAAATTAACAATGTCATTGACTTTGCTATATGTTCCCTGTAATCCACCTAACGCAAAATTACTCTGATTGGAAAAAATCGGATTATACGTTCCATTCTGCACCAGAATTGAACTTTTCAAATACTGTGCAATCTGTTCAATCGCGGATTGAACATTTGTACTACTAATACTTACATTCGTTGTTGTTCCCGCAATAGGCGTAATAGACACGTCTAATGCTTTTATATCCAGTGCTGTTTTAATCTCTGAAATAGGATTTGATTGTAACACACCATTAGCCCTTGTACTTAAAAAGTTAATAACCGATGAGGTATCATTTCGACTAGCTGGATAATTCGACAACTGTAAACTATCTGGAAAAAAATTATAGTTCGCTAACTTTACACCCTTGCTTGCTGTTATACTATAAACGCCACCACCACCAGTTTGGCAGGTTACAAGTCCTGTCTGAACTGTACCGAATTGTGTCATAAACCCCGAATTTCCGAAAAGCGAAAGCCCACCAAATCCGTGCGTAATTTGCGAGGCAACCTGCCCAAGCCCAACACCTCTGTTATGAATAAACGTTAGATGTGTTTGATAACTATCGTTTGCATCCGTGAGCGAGTGAAAAGACAACGGCAATGTTTCCTCTGCAACCCCTTTATTAAAATGCAAACCTTGATAATTATTCGTTGAAAAATATCTATTGCTATTTATCGCAGATGGCGCACTTAAAGTACCTCCAAGCAATAAAGTATCATTGCTTTTTCTCAACCCTTCTGCTCCATAAATTTGCCCAGAACCTACTATTCCAAGGGCGGATTTCAAGTCCGCCAAAGAGTGCTTTTCTAATTCTCCTTGATTTCCAAAACTCGTTATGCTAAGTGGAAGTCCAGGATCATTTCTAGTTCCAGCGTACCCGCCTATTTTTAATGAAACTTGTGTAGAGTCCAACGCTCCTTGATATTTCATAATATAAACCCGCGCTGCCCCACTCCCTACCTCAAAAGTAATGTTGTTCACTGTCTGCGCTGCGTTCGCAAAGCGCAATCCATTATTATTAATAAAATGCAGGGTTTTAAATGCGCCTGTAACTGTTCTGTTTGAAGTGAGTATTCCATTCGAGTTAAACAACGTATTTGCATGAATAGAATCGCCACTTATCACAACCCCTCGCCCTTGCTTATACATTTGACTTGAAGCAACCGTACTGTAATGAGCAGCCGTAGTCGCATTATCTTGTAACGCATACAAAAGATTGCCTGGTACCACCACGCGACTAGGTAATACCCCAGCTGGCAAATTGCCCGCAGTCGAAATTACCCAAAAGTCGCCCCTTCTAATCGCACCGCCAACTCCTGAGCCAGTTGCTCCGTTATTTGGCGGCAAACAATTACAAGCCGCAGGGTCAAATGTTCCTCGAAATTGTGTAGGCAAAGCTAAATTTCCTAAATTAACGGAGTCATTCGACCGCGACAATTTCAAATAATTATTACGCAATAGCAACGTCTGGAGTTCATTCGTGCTATCCGCATCAACGGCATTTAACTTATTACCATTGAGAAAATAAACGCCCTTACCAGCCAATACCGCCCCTCCAGAGCCTGATGTGCAATCAAAACAAATTGAACTACCATAAGGGTCAATGAAATAAATTTTTCCATTGACGGAACTCTTGAAAATCGTGTTCTTGTTCAGCGCATTGCCTGTTGGGGTAGGCAAATAACTAACAGGAGTCGTTGCCACATAAGGCGCGTAATACTTTTTCATGTTGCCAAAAGTAAAAATGCGCCAATTACCTCCAACCGAACCCAATAAAATATCCCCATCAGCTGGATTGGTTTTTTGTGCAACCACATTAATAGACTTGCCATTAATGGTTGCTGGTTGCGCCATGCAACTAATACCCATCAGGGCAAAGAATAAAAAGAAAATATACTTTTTCAAATCAAATAAATTTTAAAAATTAATCAATAGCACCAGTAACGGTCTCAGAAGCATTGTCGAATAAATAATGCTCTCCACCAACATCGTCACCAGCGAAAATAAATACAGGCTCGCTTTCCAGCATCCCGTTCAAAGAAACAGGAATATAGCCATCATAAACCTTTATCACATACGCATTACTTACAGCATCGCGCAGCAAAACTGGCTTGGACAAATCAAACAAACCCGCTTCGTTAATCAACGTTGGGTTATCTTCCATGAGCCAACCCAACCCATCCTCCAAAGAGCCATAATGTTGCAACACAACATCAAACACACTTTGCTCTTCACTTGCCTGATACAATCGTTTCATATTTCAATAAAAATATTTAATGCCGCATCCGTATCAAAACGGCGCAATCGCCAGCCATCCGCTTCTAACTGTTGCTGGATTTCGCGGCGTATCGCGCCATCTACAACCCCATTAATCAATCGTTCTTTACCAAAGCCCGTAAGCGGATATTGCTTCCATTCGCCTTTATGCGTATCAATCAAGAGTTGAACGTGTTGCAAATCAGCCGCACCCATGACGAAATCGCCATCCTCAATTTGCAAGTTATAATCAGCATCTAACAAAAAATCATTCATCGTCTAGGCAACTTTAACCGCATAACCAATTTCTACTACAATATTTCGCGCCACGCCCACTGGAACAATCGTTAGTTCAATCGCCAACGTATTATTTAGCAACACATTCTGATTAGGATTAATCACAACCGAGAACTCGCTTAATTCGCCTGCACTCGCCATTGTTACCAAGGCATTATCACACAAACCTTTGAAAAGGTTAATCGTTCCAATCGCCAACTTATTATCTTCAAGATATAACGGAGCGTTCAGATAAGGCAGCAACACACGGCGCAACAATCGCTTCGCCTTACCCATCACACGATTGCGCTCTATGTAAGCATAATCATCATCTGCGGGGCAAGCATTAAAGCTATCAGCAAGATATGTTCCAGCAATACCAACGTGTTTGCGGAAAATCAAATAATGCTTATCGTTCAGTGCTGTTATCATCTCTCGTGTCACGGCTATATTATCGTTAATAACAATAACCTCATTCTCAACGCCATTATTCACTTTGAATTTGCCAACCCAAGCGATACTTTCATGCACCTTTGCCCTAGAAACTAAGCCAAGCACCGCGCCCAAAGAAGGCGTTGCTTTATAGTCAAACGATTTAGCCAATGCCCAACCCTGTCCAGAACCACTACCGCAAGCCAATACTGCAACATTAGGGCAATTAAATTCTGCTAAATCTTGAACATCCTGAACACTTACAATTAAATTTGGCATTGATGCGACAAATTGAACATTTGGACAATGCTCTAATTCCAAGCCCACAGCTACTTCCTGATACGCATTAGCCAAACGATTAATATCTTCATCTTCCAAAACGCCGACCTGTCGTGGCTCACCTTCGCAATTCACGGTCAATGCTTCAATAATATTAATGCCTTGAAAAATCACATACAATTTAGCACCTGGCGAAACGCGAAAAAATTCCACAATATGATAATACACCAAACCATAGGTTACAGAGCCTTTAAAAATGCCGTTCGCAGCTGCTTGTTTCGCGCTATAAAACAATTTAACGCGGTCGCCGCCCCATATCGAAGGTGCTACAAGGTTTGGAAAAAACAACGCACTCGCGCTATCTTTACCAATCTCAACGTTGCCAAGCCCACTGACTTGTTCAAATTTTACATCATTTAGTGGCATCGTCTGCTTTTGTTTTCTTCGTATCCTTTACCGCGTCGCGGGCAATGGTTTCCATCACAACACCTTGTTGTCTAGCCGCACGAAGCGCGTCTTCGCGGAAACCCGCCAAATACAATCGCTCACCAACAACGTGAACAAAACCTGCGTTAGGATACTTGTTAAAAAATATTTTTACCTCTTTGTTCATGATACTTTTTTTCAATTAAGCAGCAGATAAACAAAGCCTATCTGCTGCTTAAATAGTGCTTAAATAGATTCCACAACGGCAGCTACGCCCGTACCATCCGAATACCATTTACGACCGCCAGCACGTGCCGCAACCGAAAACAACGAACCATAATACAATGGGTTATCCAAATCATCATAAACCTTCACCTCGCCTTTCGCTCGGCGGACAAAATCAGGATGCCAAGCCAATGCTGCCGCGTTGCTCGCTGCACCAAAGGGAGTCGTAGGCAATTGTCTAATCGGCGTAGCGGAGTTATCAAAAGCAATCGTATTCTTACGACTGCGCTGATAGATATTGAAGCCAAACAAACGGCTGATTTTACCCTGCGTCAGCATCGCATCACCCTGAGCCACTAAATTTGTCAAAATCTGCAAGTTGTCTTCAATCAAGCCATCGTGCATATAAGAAGGCATCAACAAACAACGTCCATCTTCAGGAACATCCATATCTGTAAACAAGGTTCTTAACTTGTTAAAGTCAGAAAGTGTTGCTTTTTTTCGCGTACCTGTCGCGCCTGGCAATGTCGAGTTCGCCGCCGTATTCGCACCAGTAGTACGAATAATTACACTCGCCAACTCGGGCATCCACTCATATTGTATCCAGTTTGCAATCTGATGGTTAATCATTTTGGCGTGACTCATCAACACTGATTGACGCTTCATATAATTCACCTCCACTTCTTCAATATCACGAATCACCGTTGGTTCACTCGTGTATTCGGCAAGTTCATAAGTCGCATCCGTATCTGTTCTTTGCGAAGCCGCCGCAGGAACTGTCGTTCGGCTCTTAACCACATTAGGCAAAATGCCTGCTTGTGCTAAATGCACCATTTTTCCATCACACCACATGGAATCATCCACAGACTGTAACATCCAACTGTTATCAGGGAATAGCTTTCCAGCAATATCCGCCGCCCAAATTTCTTTTTGAATTGGCATATTTTAAAAATAAAATAATTTAAAAATAACGTTAATACATTACTTTTCACACCCTGTAGCGCGCCATTTTTAACTACTCAATTACTACGAAAACCCCTTTCGCTCTTCGTAATAGGCTTGCGCCAAAGTTTCGTATTCTGATGGGTTTTCGTTTCGCATTTTGATAAGACCTTTCACGTCTTTCTTCTGCCAATCGTCAAAGCCCCATGCTGCGCGATTATCTGCCGAATCAGCCTTTTGTTGCAACCCAGTTGCGACTGTAGCTTTCATCACCTCTGCCATCATGGTTTTTCCAGAAGGCGGCACAGCTGCTGGCACGGCTTCCGTTATCTTCGCAGAAAGAACCAAGGTCGAAAAACTTTCGCTATCCGCATAAGCCAACTTTCGCATCGTGTCGCGGTTCGCATCTGTCACCAAGCCTTTGTCTTCGCCAATCGAAAGCAAACGGTTAATTTCGCCGTCTTGCATTTTACCAATCGCGGCAAGGATTTTCCCTTCATCTGCATCAGCAGACAAATTTAATTTGAGTGCAATTTTTTGTAAACTCATCGTAGGAGTATTTTTTTTGTAACAAAATTTAATTCATCAGGAGTGTCCTGCCCATTAGCTAACTTCACCGCGTTTTGATTACCAGGAATACCAGCAATGCTACATTCTAATAATTCCGACAACGTAACTGTTTTATATCTTTGACCTTCTAACAAATGCTCTGGGGCTTCGCTCATCGCCAATGGTCGAACCTGCACACTGGCGCAGTTCAAATAACCATCTTCAAATTTTTGCTTGACCTTCATTGCTTCTTCGTCCTTTTCGTCAAAAACAGGAATCGCCGTCATTACACCATTTTCCACTGTCAAATCCTCCCATTTTCCAATAGGCAGACGATACGTGTTGTGGTCGTAGAACATAACAGGATTTTTTGCAAAAGCAGTGGTATCAATACCCTCTGTCAAAATCCTGTACCCCTTACGGTTCAAATCATTGGTTGTTAAAATAATGCGCTTCATCCTTTTTTTATTAATTGTATGGCAAAAATAGGGGTGGTTTTTGGCTTTGGCAATAGGCAATTCCGCAATTCGGCAAAATCAGGGGTTAATTCGGCTGCACAGTCCGAATTAACCCCTGATTTTG